TGGTGGGATGACTATTGCATACTCTTGGAATAAGACAGATTCGTTCATTCGGGTTGCAACTGCAATTTGTTCTATCCAAGACAAATTTGTGAAATCTGTTGGTTCGTCTATGGCAGTTGAAAATCTCTCATCTGGAAAGTGTGTTACAATACCATACACAAAACCAATGCAAGTGGCTTCTCAGCCAGCAGAGTTTTTGCGCGACCTTTTTTCTAAACCATACGAAAACTTTTGAAAGACTAATTATGAAACTTACTGAACAAACCACAGCCATCCTAAAAAACTTTTCATCAATCAACAACAGCATTAAATTTCAAGCTGGTAATGAAATCCGTTCTGTCACCCAAGGTGGCGAAATGGTTGCCGTTGCAAAGGTTGCCGAAGAATTCCCACAAGACTTTGCAATCTATGACTTGTCTCGCTTCATCGCTTGTGCAAACCTACTAGACCAACCAAGCCTAGAATTCCACGACAACTTTGTGATGATGCAGGGTGAGAACAATTCCATTCGATATGGCTATACAGACCCATCGCTGTTTGATGGCGCAAACTATCAAAAGGCCTATGCGATTGATGATGTATTTGCAGACCTAGAGATTACTCAATTGCGTCTACAGAAGATTCGCCAAGCAGCATCTGTAATCGGTTCTCCAAACATCTCGGTGATTGGTGATGGCAAGACAATCTCGCTGATTGCACATGACCTGCGCAACAAGTCGGCTGACCGCTATAAAGTTGTCATCAAAGAAAGCGACGCTAAGTTCTCGGTGAACTACCGCCTAGAGGACTTTAAGATGATTAGCGATGACTATGACTTGCAAATTTCTAATGGTATCATCACAAAGTTTATCGGCAACCTTGTAACATACAACATTGCGGCAGAAATTATCATCGGTTAACAAAGGGGCTTCGGCCCCTTTTTCTATAATTGTCTATAATCGTGTATAATTCGTACATGCACATTCAAAACATATCAGCCTTAGATGTAACAACAGCAAACCACGTTGAACCCGGTGCTAATGCTGTACTCATTCAGATTATGGACATTTGCCCATACCACTGGCCTACACCTGCACATAACTTTGCCGAAGTTCATCAGTTTGAATTCCTTGATATAGAATCTGATGACCCGGGGTTTGACGAAGAATGTATGATTAGCCACGAACAAGCTAGTCATTTGGTGGCAATACTGCGCAATGCTTTGGCGAATAATGCAAACGTGGTCGTGCATTGCAACCGTGGTATCAGTAGGTCTGGTGCCGTTGCCGCCATTGGGGTCATGATGGGGTTTGATGATGCTGGTGGTCGCAGGGAACCAAATCAACGAGTAACCCAGTTGATGTTAGCAGCACTAAATAGTGCATGATTTATAAAACACATTTTTATCACGAACTACTCAAAAAATACTCTCTAGTCATGGGGGCATTGCTGGATGGCATTGATGTAGTCCGGTATAACACCGATGGGACCGAAAATAGCCGCCAGCGGGTTCCCGTAGTCTATTCCGAAAAAGAAAAGTTCATCCAGCGCACACAGGCTGATACCGACTTGCTTCGGCAACCTGCAATAGTTTTGCCAAGAATCGGCTACGAGATGACAAGCCTATCCTATGCACCTGATAGGAAGATTTCTGGTAAGCATAGGTTTGTTTATTTCAATGAGACTAATAAGTCATCTACAGTCTACACCCCAGTCCCATATGATATTACATATTCGGCAACATTGATTGCAAAATCTAAGTCAGATGCGTACCAAGTCGTAGAACAACTTGCGCCATTCTTCACACCAGATTACACCATTGCAATGCGCGGGGTTGGTAATCCTGAAATTGGCTATGATGTGCCTATCACGCTGGTTTCTAATTCTTCTACAGACACATATGATGGGGAGTTTGAGCAGCGTCGTACAATCCAGTGGCGGTTTGATTTTGTCGTAAAGGGGTTCTTGTTTGGGCCTGTACGGGAATCAGGTATAATCAAGACGGTGGATGTAACCTTGTACGATTATAGCCAGCTTGATGTGAACCCAGCATTGAGGAACTTCTTGGTCAACTACAACTTTGTCCCCTATATCAATGGGGTGTCATTGGCAAATATTGGTGCAAATGACCCATACACAATTAAAGAAACGATCACCGGAGTATAACTATGTTTAACGAGGAGTATAAATATGTTTAACAAGGAGTATAACTATGTTTAACAAGGAGTATAATGTGATATCAGAATCATTTAAACAATCGTATATTGATATTGTCCAAGAGGAATTGTCTGAAGGAGTAGTAGATAAATTAAAATCTGCATATAAAGATCACGTTCGCGATGACCTTCCATTAGCCGCCACTGCTGTTGGGTTTGGTGCAGCCGCCGCACTAGGTCTAGGTGGGTTGGGTGTTCATGTTCACAACGAAATCCACAATTCAAAACTCATCGACAGCGTAGCAATTCATGCCAAAGATTACGAAAATAAATCAAAGCCAGAATTAGCTTCTATATTGAAATCAAAAACCGGAGTATCTGACGAAGATGCAAACCACGGAGTTGAAGTTGCGAGGTCATTAGAAGATAACATTCATCCTAAAGTTGGTCATATTCTCGGCGCAATGTCGTCGGATGGTGGTAAACTAAAAATTGAAGGCGCATCTGGGGATACCATAGAAGACCAAGCAAAAGATGCTGTGAATTTTATGCACAAGAGCACTTATATAGACAAGACTGGTAATATTAACCGATTGACATACAAAACGAACCGAGGTGATATTGATACAATTACCCCACACGGAGAGCAGGAATTACACCGCACACGGGCGTTGAACCGAAAATATTTGACTCAAGATAATTTATCAGACTATAAAAAACTAAACGACGAATGAAATGTGAAAACCCTTACAGAATTTTTGCTAGAATCTACCCAAGAATTCGTTGGGGTGCATTACTCCACGAAGCCGAACCTAGGGGTGCTTGCAGGGGCATTCTATGGTCGTGGTATCAAGGGTAAGGAAGCAGACCGGGTTGCACTATCCAATGACCAGCGCATCAAGAAGCGGGTTTACTTCTACCCAAAACCTGCTAGTGGGTTGCCATACAAAGAGGCTGGTCTAGGTAACCACGCCTATGAATACAGGTCATCCAAGATGTATGATGCAATGAAGGGCGACCACAATACAAAGTCTATCAACAAGACTAGACAAACCCTTGTAGATGCCGGAGCAGACCGTCTAAACGCCTTTGAGAGCGCCGTATTGAACCACGGCTATGAAGGCTACCATACAGACCAAATGGCAGTTGTATTGGGTAAGGATGTAGAACCAAAGTACCTAGGCCATGTCACCTCGGAACACATCCCAAAGTTGGCACCACAAACTGCCCAGCACAAACAAACGTTTGAGAATAGTTCTCCAAACAAAGAAGGCGAACATAGTTCCGAACTTCTGTCGAATGCCCAAATGTTCCATGCAATCAAGAACCGGGATGACATTAAAGCAGTCGCCCCAAGTTTCAAGATTCAGTATGGTCGCGCCATTGCACACAGCAATGACGTTAAGGCTGTAGCAAACCACTTCAATCAAGCCGGAATTCCTTTATAAAACTTTTGTGGTATAATCCTAGTCTAATTCGGATTAGGATAACCATGAAATTTTTTAAATCATTCACCCAGTACGGCACCAAGGCTCTTGTAGTAGAGCATGATAACGGCAAAGACTTTTACCGCGAAATCCCACTAGAGCCAACCCTATACGTTTCTGGTCGTGGAGACTTCAAGACCATCCACGGAGAAGTTCTAAAGCCCATCAAATTCAACGACACAAAATCTGCACGGGATTTTGCAAAGTCTTTTGGTAATGGTTGCTATGGCTTTGATAGGTTCTCATACGCCCTTATCAATGACACCTATGGTAACGACTATGATTTGAAAAAGATTAAAGGCGTTTACATAGACATTGAGAATGCCGTTACGGACGCTTTCCCAAACATCGAAACAGCAGATACGCCAATCAATTGCGTCACGTTGTTTTTCAATGGCACCTACTTCTGCTACACAACCCTAGACATTACAGGCATTGAAATCCCATCGGCAAGGATTGTTCGATTCAATTCAGAGGCCGAGTTGCTTGCAAAGTTTGTACAGCACTGGTCTATGATTCGACCAGATTGGGTGTCTGGGTGGAATTGCCAAGGCTATGATATGCCGTATATTGCCAAGCGGGTCGAAGTCGTCTTAGGTAAAGATGATATGAAGCGATTGTCTCCATTTGGCTTGGTGAAGTTCAACATAGAAACCGATGACACTGGAAGGGTGCAGCATTCGGTAAACATTGCCGGGGTACAGAACCTTGATATGATGGTCTTGTACAAAAAGTTTCGACTAATTACTCGGGAAAGTTACAAGCTGGACTTCATTGCCGAAGTTGAGCTAAAGGACAAGAAAATCGAAATTCCCGGAAGTTTCTATGAGCAATACACAAACCACCCTGCAAAATTTGTAGAGTACAACATTCATGATGTAAGGCTTGTAAAGAACCTTAATGACAAGCTAAACTTTATTGACATGGTTATGTCGGTTGCATACATTGCCAAGGTGAACTACGAAGACACTTTGAGCAATGTGCGAGTATGGGATGTGATGATTCACAACTACCTGCTAGAATTGGGCGTATGCGTCCCTTTTACGAAGGCTGGTGGGGTAGGTGAGGGGTATGAAGGTGCGTTCGTCAAAGACCCGATTAGGGGCTTCTATGAGTGGTTAGTCAGCTTCGATTTGGAGTCGCTATACCCATCTATCATTATTCAGAACAACATCTCCCCAGAAACGGTTTTGCGCAAGGATTTGTGGCCCTCTATCCGACCCAGTGATATAATTGACCGAACGGAAAAATGGGCCGCTGCGAAAGAATTTGCAGAAAGCCATGATGCAACCTTATCTGGCAATGGGGTTTTGTGTAGTCGGAAAGTTGCTGGGTTCATTCCAATCCTTGCAGAAAGAATTTTTGACAAGCGCAAGGCGGCGAAGAAAAAGAAGTTGGAATATAAGCGAGAACTGGAATTGATTGAGGCTGAAATTATCAAGCGCCGTGGATAATTGTGGTACAATTCGTCTATTGAACTTTAGGAGCCTTTATGAAAAATCGCAAAATTATTAAAATTGATAAATCTCGCGCAGAGTTTGTGAAGTTGAAAGATGGTCGCACCAAAGTAACAGTTACAAAGGGCTACTTCAACGAGAATGACAACTGGACAATCTGGTTCCCGGAAGGGACCGCCGACAGGTTTGGATTCATCCCTACCGAACTTGTGAAAAAGCGTATGATGCACGACTATGCTGTTGATCTTGGTCATTATTCTTCAACCCTGAGCATCGAGAAGTAATTATGGTAAAAGTAATTTCTACAGTTCCGCACCACTCAGTTGTAAAAGAAGTAGTTTGTCGTAACTGTGGGTCAACTCTTGAGTACGTTCCAAAAGATATTAAACAAGAAATCCATTATGACTACACTGGCGGAACCGACAATTTCAAATTTATCGAGTGCCCAACCTGCACACATAAAGTTGGGGTAGTGTGATGGGAGGAAACGCACTAACCGAAGGCCTAACTCGCCGACATAATGCCTCCGAATACTTCGACAAGATTGGTCAAGTAATTAACCATATGCAATATGCAAATGGCATATTGCGCAGTCAGTTGATAGAATCATATAGAAGTAAGGCATCATTTGGAGATGCCGACATTCTATATTCTACCTATGACAACAAACCATTTTCGACTGATGCTGTAAGGAAAATATTCCCAGAGTCAAAAGAAATCTCTAGGAATAGTTCTGTAATTTCATTTGAGTACGATGAACTACAAGTAGACATTATTCATGTCAACAAAAGTGAGTTCGACTATGCATTGAGCTATTTTTCGTACAACGATTTGGGCAACATTATAGGGAAACTTGCGCACCAGCTAGGGTTGAAGCACGGTCATCGTGGCCTAACTATGCCAATCCGCGATGGTGATAATATCGTTGGTGAAGTTGTGTTGACGCTACGCCATAGAACCACATTAGAGTTTTTGGGGCTTGATGCCGATAGGTTTGATGCTGGCTTTGATACACTTGAAGACATTTTTGAGTTTGTCCGTACCTCAAAGTATTTTAGTCCAGAGTCTTATAAACTAGAGAACCTTAACACCATTGCAAAGATGCGCGACAAGAAACGCACAACATACCGCGAATTTCTTGCATACAACGAAGCAAACCCAGTCATCAACCCTTATGTAAAGTCTAAAGATAAAACGGTCCACCTTCAGCATATCTTTGACTATTTTGGGTTCGTTGCTTTGGAGAAGTATCAAAGTGTCACCAAAGACCTTGCGGCAACCCGTTACATCAAGACTCGATTCAATGGTGACATTGTTTCTAAGCTAACGGGATATACCGGCAAGGGTTTAGGTCAATTTATGCAGTACCTTAAAAAGAATGAGTTCCTATTACAACCACATTCTATCCCTTTACTAGATGATGCTAAGATTGCAGATATCGTTATGAAGAATGCTAAACAATTTGACGAGGTTCTATGACTCACACAACACATTCATCTCGACGTATTCTAGCGTGCGTAGAGCGTTACGAAGCCAAGAAGGTAGCTGAGTACCAGCGGTCGATAGAAATTGACGCAATCGCGGTTCTCGTGCGTTCTAGAAGCCAGTACGAGCGATGGGGTTGGTTCGATTACGCAATGTTAAATCGGGCCAAAGACACAGCACAAAAATGGCGACTCTTATTATCTGGAACTGAAACAGTAGAACTTTCTTTGGAAGATTCTTGGATTCTGGATTATTAGTACGTTATAATTGAAACATCTTAATTCAACAGGAGCGTTTCTATGTACCGTTACAACCAAGAAAATGTCGGTGAGTTCTACGAATGCGATTATGGTAAGAATTTCACATACCGACTGACTAAGAATGAGTGGGCGCTGTCTCATGGTCTGAAGCACGAGATTGACTGTGGTTGGGATAGTATTCGTTTTGGAAACATTCGCAAAACTGTGGCAGACATTTGCATTGATGAAGATACCAACGAGAATCCCGTAATTTCAAAGTGGTTTATCAAGAAGCATGTGGTTTTTGCAAAATGAATATTGTTATGAAGCCTTGTCCCTTTTGTGGCAAAGATGTTGACCTAGATAATGGGGATACGATTTACCCAAATGGGGTTGGTTGGATAGATAAGCCATATGGTAGGTCTTATCATCCGTTTAGAGAAGTACCGAAAGAGCAATGGTGCTACAGTATGCACTGCCCTACTACCTCTGGTGGTTGTGGTGCGGAAATGTCGGGCGACACAAAAAACGAAGCTATTATGAAATGGAACAATAGAATATGACCAAAGAAAAAACTAAAATTGATGGCCCTAATGGGATTTCTTGTACGGTGATTGCTGATAGCATTACAGAAGCAGGAATCCGACTTACTACATTAGAATTGGTGTATCATCGCTATGCACACGCCGAACTGCTAACCCATCGCGCCCTATCTAAAAATTCTTCAAGTTCTCGTGCAGTGCCTTTGAACAAAGCTATTCAACAAGTAAAAGATTTTCCGGCAATCCCGGTGCATTGGGGTAAGAAACAATCTGGCATGCAGGCTAAAGAAGAATTGTCTGGTGACCAATTGACCGATGCTGTTGGCGAGTGGCGACTGGCTATCAAAGATGCCGTAGAAACCTGCGCAGCTTTGGATGTGATTGGTGGTCACAAGCAGTGGGCCTCTAGGCCACTAGAACCATTCCAGATGATGAAGGTTGTTGTTACAGCAACCGACTGGAATAACTTCCTATGGCTACGCGACCACGAAGATGCATTGCCGGAGATTCGAGAACTTGCTAAGTGCATACAAGTCGCAATGGATACAAGTGTCCCGGAAGTTTTGCTAGAAGGCGAATGGCACGTCCCTTATGTGGATACAGCATACAACGAATACGGCATCCGTAGCTACTACACAGATACTGGTGCCATGATTGGTGCACAAGATGCATTGAAGTTATCGGCAAGTTGCTGTGCGCAAGTTTCTTACAGGAACACTAATACTAACATGGAAAAGGCCGAAGAAATCTTTGGTAGGTTGTTGGAAGGTAGTCGGGTTCATGCAAGTCCAACCGAGCACCAAGGTAGCCCAATCAGTCCCGATGTAAAGTTTATGAACATCATGGCATGGCCCGAAGGTGTCACCCACATCCGACGAGATGGTGCTACTTACTCGGGTAATTTGCGAGGCTGGTTCCAGTATCGCCAATTCATTCCAAACCACTGCAAGTTTGATTGAAGAATATGGCAACCCAGCTTGAACTAGACCAGACCTACATGGCTTGTGCAATGGCACATGCAAGCCTTTCTAGGGGCATTCGTGCAAAGGTTGGTGCCGCCATTGTGACAAGCAACGGCATCATCATCCCCGGTGTAAATGGCTTACCAAAGGCTTTGGGTAATGTTTTAGAAGACGATATTGGTGGAGTTCTTGTAACTAAACCGAATGTCATCCATGCAGAACAAGCCTGTATCAATAAGGCTGCTAGAGAAGGCGTATCGCTGGATGGAGCAACTTTGTACGTGAGTTTGGCACCCTGTGGTCATTGTGCCGCCAACATGCTTGCTGTAGGCATTCGCCGGGTTGTCTATGGTGATGCTTATAGGGACATGCAGGGGGTCGAAGACCTTATAGATGGTGGCGTTGTGGTTGAGCAACATAAAGTAAATTTGTAATAATTCTTGTAAGACTGCAAAAAGTCATGTACAATTCGTCCTAACCACAAGGAATATCAAATATGACATTCAAACCAACATTCAAGCACGTCAAGGAAAACAAAACCTTATTGGTAATGCTAACGGATTTTCCTATCGACACAAAGGAATTTCCAAAGACGTTGATTCATGAAGATGGTGTCTTGTATACCAAGTACGATAGTACCCCAACCGACTATGATAGTGAACCCGATCTGGAATACTATGAATGCTATGTCTCGGAAATTGCTAATCCATCTATAGATGAGAATGACATAGAAGAATCATATGTCGAATCTTGGGAAGTCTAAAATCCCTTCGATAAGAAATATAGATTTTGTTTCATGCTCCGAGATGTTTGGAACAATTGTATTAACGTGAAGTGTATGTACTCCGTTATGGGAATGTCCCACGATTGGTATATAAATGTTATGTTTTAACGAATGTGCCACCCAACCAGCATTTCCTTTAGATGGAATGATTCCTTGTTTGACTATGTTCTTATGTAGGGAGTTCAATACTTCATGCATATCACTTGCGGAGGGGATTCTCCTAGGATTGTTGTCTTTTGTAATTTGAGTTCCATTATCGTTGTAGTCGTGAACCCTAGCCATAAAATGTTGTGAATATTGAACTTCGTGGTTTGAATTTGGAATCTTATGAACCGCTGCATATTTGATAACTGGTTCTCCATCAACCCCGTTGCTTTTTGAGATTAGCTGATGTTCTAAAACAATCTTATCTGGTGAAGTTCTTGTGTAAAGTAACTTTCCGTCATCGCGTCTAATGTTTGCCGACCCTCCCCAAATATTGTCTCCAGAATATTCCCATTCTTGAGTTCCACGATTGAATTTTGGAAGATGACCTTTCCAAAATATGTGCTTGGAATTTCTATTCTTGTGTTGGTCTATGGTAAGTCCATCCATAGGCTGTTGAATTGGGGTAACCGACTTCTTGGACTTGGTATTTTTAATTTCATTCATCGTAGATTCGTTCATTGTACGAAGAATGTCTGCAATGCTGTAGTTTGTTTGATACATAATTATTCCAATTGTTTAGAAATATTTAACGACTATTGCAAGACCTAGGAAAGTCATGTACAATTCGTCCTATCGACTTTAGGAGATTGTATATGACAACTTACATCAAACCAGAATACGCAGGTGCAACATCTTCTGCCGAACTGAACGACTGCACCGTCCGTTCATTGTCGAATGCTTCTGGAATTCAATACAACGAATCTCATCAAATTTTAAAAACCATCGGCAAGCGCAAAGACCGCAAAGGTGCTCAATTCCGTAACTTTGCAAAGGCTTACGAATTGGCTGGCGCAAAGAACATTGCCGTTCATGGTGAAAAGTGGGGACGGATTTTTAAGACTTTAGAAATCAACAAGACGCACAAACTCGGCATTAGCGTTGGTCGGTTTATTCAAGAAAACCCAAAGGGTCGTTTTGTGCTGATTATTAGCCGCCATGCAACTACAGTTATTGATGGCAAGATCATAGACAAATCTTTGATAAATGCAAAGTCCCATGTCTATGCAACATTTGATTTCACGCACATATTCAATTGCAACAACATTGATGCTGAGTGAAGTATTCATGCTACAATTCGTCTACAGAAATATTCATGTGTCGATGATAGAATTTTTAAAATCTCTTTTTATTAAAACTAAAGTTCCCACCAAGAAGAATGTAGTCTTCTTTGATGGCGACAATGTGGCGGTTCAAGTAGCTGCGAAACTATCTACAGATAGTTCATATGACTATGCTTGGGTCAAGGATTCAAGAGCAACGACACCAAAGAAGATTTTACAAAACAAGAATATTGCGATTATTGAACCATCTTGCGAGGGTAAAGAGTCTACAGATAGCTATATTGCAATGGCGGTGGTGAAGGTTTGTTCGGATGGCGCTAAGTCTGTTACGATAGTTTCTAACGATACTGATTTTATTGATGTAATCGTAGAGGCATCAAAGATGTTTCCCGACTGCAAATTTACACTGATGCAGCACATTGATGGGCCTTCCAGAAAGTTGGGAAAATCTTTTAAGATTCCTACCAATGCATCTATTTTGAAATTTAAGTTGAAACCCGTGTTATAATTCGTTTATTAAACTCTAAGGAAATTGTTATGATTACTACTTACCTGATTCTCTCTACAATCTTTATGGCGTGGATTATGTTGGCGTGGAGTTCTAAAACTCTAGTGAACCTATCCATCAAAATTGTTTTGTTTTCGATGACAATTTATGGAATTTTCGCTTCATTGGCCCATTTGGGTTACCTTGTAAAAATTTAAGCTACCGAATGTTTCAACAATTTGATAAAATTTTCTCAGGACAAGTAAAATGAAAAAATCAAAACTGATCGAACTTCTACAAACCATAGAAGGTAATCCAGATATAATGCTCTGGAACGGTATCGTTGGTGATGTTATGGATTTAACCCCAAATCTAGTAGAAGTTAGGTTGGTAAAACAAACTCTAGCGTTCTATCTTGAAATGTGCAGACTTCAGGACTGCCGTGATAAAAAAGATTGGTCTTATCAACTGCCTCAAGAAAAAGTGGAACGATTAACAGACCTCTATAAAAGTTTCGAGTACGAAGAAAATTCTTATGTCTACCAAGAAGACATTGACAAAGGGAATTACAAACAAAAGATTGTATATGTACTCGATGCCAAACTAACCGGAAAGACCTCTTATTCGAGGTCTGGTGATATCTCTTATTAAAAAGGAAATTTTATGATTGTTGCTATGATTGTCGGGTTGCTTAGTACGGGTATGTCGATTCTTGTACATAACGAAAAGCAAGACCAAATTGCCTCTACATTGGCGTGGTTTTTTACATACTTTCTGTTGATGACGCTGTGGTCTGCTATCACGGAACCAGAACAAAAGCCAGAAGAAGTCACCAATGACGCTAGTTGATTTTATCAAGTCTATCAACGAGACTAAAGTAAACCTCATTGCGACTTCTGATTCTCCACAGGCCGCAGCAAAGATATACCCACAGTTTCCCATTGCTAGACTGCTCTCCTACCAGAAGCAATTGATAGGGTTGGTCAATGAGGTTAATCTGCATAGCCTTGGTAACAAAGAGCATTATGAAACTATGCTATACCTTATCCCAAAAGGTCGTAGGTTTGCAAGGCTGGAGAAGCCCGAGAAGGCCACCTACACAAAGACTTTGATGGATACCTATGGCATCTCTGAAAAGTCTGCTGGAGAGATTTGCTACGTCCTTACAGAGCAGCAACTAGCCACATTAGTTGCGGATAAAGAATATGGCGGTACTGTCTAGCAAACATATATGTAGGGTGATGCTGCAATTACCCTACATATAGCTCTTGTCGTAAATAGTCCTATGCGCCATTTGGCAGAACATAGGGATAATTATGACTGAAGAACAAGTACAACAAATCATCGCAGGTTTCATTGAGGTTTCTATAGAATCGGACGACGACTTCCTAATCATTAGAGAAACATTACGCCGGATGGGGATTGCGAATAAGCAAGAAAAGATCATCTATCAATCTTGCAACATCCTATTCAAGCGTGGCAAATACTACATCTGCCACTTCAAGCAGCTAATGGCGCTAGATGGTAGAAAAACAACACTAGACGATATTGACTTGGGAAGAACTAAAAAGATTGCTACAATGCTGTCTGACTGGGGTTTGGTGAAGATTCTCCATACACCAGATAATATTAAAGAAGTTGCAGACCAGTTCGTTTTTGTGTTAACATCCAAGTGGGCACAAGAATGGCAACTTATTGAGAAGTACAAAATCGGAAGGAAGTAATTATGAAATTAGATATGCTACCAATGAACGTCCCTATGATGTGGCATGCCACATTAGGTTTTTGGGGGACTCGTCCACAATTTGTTGCTGCGGCAGAATATCTAAAAACTTCCGATGGGGTTATCAGTAGCCGCTACGTCACAAACACAGAGGCCTCCGAATGGAAGCCCCTTGTTCAACCTACTAGCCCGTTTGATTGGCCTATGGCTTCGACCTGATAATTTCTTCTAGTTCGCGGATTCGTTTCATCAAGTCCACGTTCTGCTCATATAACTCACGAAGTTCTTTACGGGCTTCGCTTAGTTGTTCACTTAGGCTGTGTAGTTCAGAAGATTGTGCAGTCAGTTGTGAAATCAACATCTCAACTTGCTTGGACTGAATATCGCCTACTGATGTGGCCTCTTTGATGCTAATTTGCTTGAAGTACACATATGCTGAAATGCCTAGAGAACCTAGGCCCAAAACAATAGTGAACCAGACAGGTAGACTTGTTAGCAATTGAAGGAATAGTGGTGCAGCCTTATCCATTTTATTATTCTTTTTCTAGTAGTAAGTTGATGTTGATTATTGCTGCATAAAAGTTCGATAACCCTAGGATTAACATTGTCGCAGAATGTGAATTAAATGTTCTTGCAATCTCGCTTGTGGCGGTATATGCAAAGAGCATTCCAAGAATCCATTGTGTAAAGACTCTTAGAGGGGTCATTCTATTTATGTAGATAGATATGAATGATAGGGCGGCTACTGCGGCAATAGCACTGGTTGGTAGATCGGTTTCTAGCTTGGTAGATAGAAAAGATAGTAGAAGCATTATGATGATATTGCCAAAGCTCATTACATCAATTGCTTGGGTGTCTTGCGGCAACATCGGCTTGATAACCTGATTCATGCCAAGACCCACCCACACATGCCGATAGTGGAAAAAATAAACAGTACAAATAGAAGCGTTACACCAACGGATTCATCAATGAATTCTATGGCTAGGTAGCTGACGTATGACATAACTAAAGTTAGTATCAATGCGCCAGTGGCGAAGTTAATGTAGTTGGACATTAGGGGTTTACCCTTATTGTTAAAATTATTAGGACTGGTGTATTTACAATTTTGCATATGTGGTATAATCGTTTTCTGGAAATTTTACAAGGAGTTTTATGGATTTATCCTCAATGTCATTAGAGGGGTTGCTATCAGAAAAAGAGCGCGTAGATGGACTCATATCCACTTATGGCACCCTTGATTCTGCTTACAAAGTTTTAGCAAATTCGCTTAATTGATAGGCGCTTTTGGTAGGGATACCAATAGAAAACCGCGTGAAAACGGTGGAACTCTTGTTAAGCAAGACAATACCGTGCCAAGTTAAATCGGGTGTAACGACTAGGTAGAAATACCGTACCATCAAGCGATGGGAAGTGCGCGGGGGCTAGAACAGCCTAAGAGATAGTCTGCTCTGTATGGTGACATACAGGAAAGTTGTAATAAACTTCAGTGTGGTCGTAGCGTATCACATTTAACATATAGGTTATGGTGCGTTAGGCAACAAACATTTCAGGTTCTTCGATGTGGATTTGGCAAGTGCTATCACATTGACTGGACAAGCCGTTATCCAAAACAATGAAAACATTGTCAATGCATATGGTCTGAAAATTGGTCAAAGTGGCGAACCCGCTATCAAAGTCATAGCAGGAGATACGGACTCAAATTATATTGACATGACAAATCTGATGAAGAATGTCTCCAAAGATATTCCCAAAGAAAAGCAGGTCGATATTCTTGACAAGTTCTGCCAAGGAAAACTTGCCCAAGTGATTGCTGGTGGTATGGACGAAATCACCAAAGACACCAATGGGATGAAGCAGCGCCTATACATGAAGCGAGAAGCAATCTCTACAGGCATCATTGTAGCCAAGAAGCGGTTTGTGTTTGAGGTCTTTGATATGGAAGGTGTACGGTACGCCACACCGGACCAGAAGGTTACTGGACTGGAATCGCAAAGGTCTTCTACGCCTAAATGGTGTCGAGATAGGCTTAAAGATGCCTACAAGATTTTCTTCTCTGGTGATGAAAAAACCTTCCAAGCATTTTGCAAAAAGGTCGAGAGTGATTATATGAACGAAGAATTATCGCTACTGACCGCTGCAAGTTCTGCCAACAACCTTACCCAGTACATTATTGATGGGGTTCCAACCAAAGGGACACCATACCACTTGAAGGGAGCATGTGCATACAACAATATGATACAATCCAAGAAGCTGACTGGGAAGTACCAATTGATCAAGTCTGGTGACAAGATAAAGGTTGCTGCGTTGGTTACACCAAACCCCACAAAAGCGGAGTGCATTGCATTCTCCGACAAGATTCCGCCTGAATTTGGAATCGAACAATTTGTCGATAGGCATGCAATGTTTGCCAAGTTTTTTAAGGAACCATTACAGAGGGTTGCTGATGTAGTTGGTTGGAGTACAGAAAGAAGGTTTGTCCTATGAAAATGTCTGATGGTGGTAAAGGTTCTTTACCAAGATTAGAGCGCAACGATGCGCTATATGCCGAGAATTTTGCCAAGATTTTTGCCAACCCATCTATCGAGGATGGTCATGGAAATTCGTGGCAGAAATGTTCTAGGAATTGTTGGCTAGAAGTTGTTAGCCACGGTAAAGTACAATGCGAGCACCCAAAATGTCCAAAATAATTCTGATTACTGATACCCACCTTGGTGTGCGCAATGGCAACCAAGCAATCCTAGACCACCAGCTAGACTTCTATGAGAATGTTCTGTTCAAGTACATGAAGCAGAAAAAAATCAATGCAATCTTTCACCTAGGGGATTTCTTCGATACTCGGTCCGCAATCTCTCATAAGGTCATTTGGACTGCTAAGTGGTTTGTGGAGCAGCTTGAACAGCGCGACTTAATCATGCACATCCTTGTAGGCAACCATGACATTCCAAACAAGTCTGATAATAACTATGATGCCACTAGCACCTTGTTAAAATCTGATAATGTAGTCGTACATGACAAGAATGGGAAAGTTAGCCACTTCGGGTTTGTCCCTTGGGTCAACAAAAACAATATGGAGGACTTTATTAGCTATGTAGAGAAAACGACTGCAAAATATTTGTTCGGTCACTTCGATTTCCTTGGTGCAAAGTTTAACAAGTATGACCAGATTAGCACACATGGCATAGACCCTATTGTTGTGAAAAAGTTTGACAAAGTTTTCTCTGGTCACTTTCACACAAAGTCAACCATAGGGAATATCGAATACTTGGGTAGCCCTTTCGAGTACACATGGGCTGATTGGAATGACAAAAAGGGCTTCCATGTATTTGATGATGTTACTGGAGAACTAGAGTTCATAGAGAACCCCACCAAACTGTTCTACAAGGCTTCTATTGCCGCCGATGGTGTCGTTACCTACACTCCACCACTAAAAGCCGACACAAGCCTTTCTGGTAAGTTTGTGATGGTGGATTCGGCATGCACCGATAAGAAACTAGTCAAACAAATTTGCGAAACTATCGGTGAGGTAGAAGACTTACAAGTTAACATCAAACCACCTGAATTGATTATTGATGAAATTGTTGTAAAGAGTATTGACACGATGTTAGTCGATGGTGTACAATCCGTAACAGAAAGTCGCAGGCAGGGTGTACTGAAAATTTTACAAGAAGCTATGGATAGCGTAAAATCTAAGTAAAAGTGGGTAGATTATATTGAACACAAGTACGACGAATCTCTTAAATCAAACGACCGGAGCTACTACTATGAAAAACTTTAAAGACATGGACATTTTTTCTAAACCCGGAACTAAAGTGATGTTTATGAATAGCCAAGGTGGAGAATACCATCGCGCCTACGCAATTAACCGGGGTTTAGTAGAAGGTGAAATCTACGAAGTTAGTTATGTTCAAATCGGTAACTTGTATTCTGAAGTTTATCTTGTAGATTACCCCGGTTGTTCGTTCAACACAGTAATGTTTATGGAAGTCAAAGATGAAGAATTCTGTGAATGTGAATTCAATACCCTCCCAGAAGGAAAAGAGTCTCCATTCCAAGCGTTCGGTCAAGGTGTTGTAGACTTTTCTGTTGGAGTAATTCCGGTCAATCACTCTATGGCTATATGCACTGAAGAAGGTGCTATCTATATTGATAAAGACCAAGCCGCAACATTCTTTGAGTTGGTCGAGACTAACCCAGAGATTACACAATTTGTTAAACTTCAGGCTGCTATCAAAGAAGGTAAAGATATCGAAATTCAGTTGGATATCCCTTGGTACGATCATGATTCTGGTCACCATCAAATTAACAAAACGTGGGTTCGCGTTGACCCAGAACAAATTAAGTTCAAATATTTGATGGAGTATCGCGTAAAATCTAAGTAATTGTGCTACAATTCGTCTATTGAACTTTTAGGAGAATATTATGGGAAAACATATACACGCTGATTTGATGATGGAATATGCAGAGGATGCCGCCGAATCCGCGACCCCTTGGGATAAATGGGAGGTTTTGGATATAGCAGAGGCCGGGTGGCGACCTCTGTTAACTCACCCAACTTGGCATTCGTTGAACCAATACCGACGAATTGAAGATTTTACGAAAGTGCTTATCAATGGGGTGCAACATGAGTTTAGAAAACCTACCCCAGTGTGGGGTAAAAATAAACACCTTGTCACTGGGACTGGTTTGATATTAGACGTATATACGACAGAGTATGTCGTAAATCTTCATGCAACCTTTGAACATAAAGATGATGCCGAAAATTATGCAAAGGCTATTCGTGCAATCGTGGGGAAATCGTAATGAACAAAATTCCAACATTAGAGCAGTGCCGGGAAATCGTTGCCGCGAAACCAGAGTTCCGCGAAATCAACAAGAATGGGTACATTGTGTTCGACTATGCGATTTCCCATAGCAATACATTCGATAACCCGTTGGCTTTAGAGATGCGGGGTATTGCATTCCACGCAGATGGGAAGTTAGTTGGCCTACCATTGCATAAGTTTTTCAACTATGGCGAAAAGCCTGTAGAATTGTATATCAATGGTCACGAAGAGGTTTTGGAAAAACTCGATGGGTCTATGGTGCGACCTATTGTGTTGCCTGATGGGTCTTGGGTTCTCGGAACCCGTGCCGGGGAAACCGATGTATCAAAACTTGCACAGAACTACATCGAAAGCATTGATAGTACAAAGTACAAAGTATTCATTGATTTGTGTGTAGAGGTCGGCGCATGGCCGGTCTTTGAGTTTTGGAGTCCACAGAATTCTGTGGTGTTGAAGTACAACCAACCATTCTTGAAGCTACTTGCCGTTCGTGGCCCAACCGGGGTTTACTGGAACTACGAAAATATGGTGTACTTTGCCGATAATTTGGAAATCCCGTGTGCTGCCCGTAGCAAGCATAGTTTCAAAGAAACTTTGGATAGCTATGCGGACATGACTGGTATCGAAGGCTTTGTCGTCCGTACAGAAACTGGGTGGGTCAAGCTAAAGACTTCCGAATACTGCCAGTTGCACAAGACTTTGGATGGTTTGAAATTCGACAAAGATGTTGCTCGCATGATTATTGATGGGACTATTGATGACGCTTTGGCGTTGACACCAGAACCACGTAAAGGTGAAATAGAGTCCTTGCGCAAGAACATTGTGGGATTCATCTTGGGTGCATCTAAGGAAATCGAGATAGTTTCCACAATCGTATCTAAGCTAATCTGGTTTGGGGTTGACCGCAAGACTATTGTGGCCTCTATTAGTGGTCACAAATACTTTTCACAAATCCTTCGGGTGGTTGATGGTAAAAGTTCTATTGATGAGGTTGTTCGCAAACACATCCACAAGAATTCTGCTACAATCCCATTGTGGGAAACTTTCACAAAGGAAAATGGACTATGAATTGTAAAAGTGGCGACGACGCAATCATTATCAAAGCTATAAACACCGAAAATATTGGTAGGATGGTTAAGGTTGTCAAGTTAGTTGGCGACCTTACCATGTTCCAAGAATACGACATTGGTGATGGTATTACTAGAGAGGCCGTAGCCGATGGGGTTCATTGGTATGTTGTACCGACCAGATTCCCGTTGATAAGTGGGCTTGGTGGAGAAACGTTTCATGCTGTACTCCCAGACGCTTGGCTACAACCTATTCGAGGCATTTCTACCCCAGAAAAATTTGAAACTGAAACCCCATTGGAAGAAACCGTATGAACCAGATTCAAGTTAAGGCACATATCTATCAAATCATCAATGGGGATGCTAGGTTTGATGCATGTGTTGTAGCAACGTCAAGCACAATTGCATCACTGGTAGTTAAGAACCGATACCCAACTGCGACGATTTACTACAAGTCAGTTTGTGACGAAATCCTACAATCAAATGAAACTGTTGTCGTAGAAAGTTCTTCGGCTGTAGTTGCCTAATTACTTGTGAAACTTTTCAACATTGCTCAAAACCTTTGGTGCGTAATCCATATTCAATGATGGCTTATTCATCAAGGTTGCCGTAACACCATTGTTATAGGCGGTTAGGCCACTAGATATATTACCCATTCTATTGTGGAATCTTTTTAGCAATTCCGACCCATGCTTGACTTGAGCGTCAATAGAGGATAAATCTTTTGACTTCAATCCGTGCATCTTTGGTCTAACCTGCATAAGCCCCACAGCGGCATCTGATTTTAGTTTGCTTTTTTGGCTAGGGTCGAATGAACTTTCTGTAGCCATTAGCCCTAGTAAAACGTGCGGGGTCACATGTGGCGTATTGCCATATTTCCAAGCAGCGGTAGTAATTTGGTGTGCTGTGTTTGGGTGGACTTTCCAATGCTCAACAATTTTCTTAGTGGCTTCTTCTTGGCTCATTGGGGTTAGGCCAATTTTCTTCACAATCCCGGCAGAAACCCTAGCGGGGGTTTCTAGTGTACTAGGGGTATTGTGCATAGCCTTATAAGCAAGTAGGGACGTTCCTGCAATCAAAGTGGCACCGATTGCCTGTTTGATAATTCCTTCTTCTAGGTCTTCTGCGATAAGGTGTAGGTAGGTTTGTGAAATATTCATAAAAGTATTTACTTTATGTAGAAAGGTGTGCTACAATTCGTCTATCGAACTTTTGGAGCCTTTATGAAAACTACTTTGAACAAAATCCGTGAACAAGAACCTTGTAAAGATGGTTGGGATAAGTTATTGAAGCACTTGGGCAAAACTCAAGCAGACGATGTAGAACTAAGCCTTTTAACAATCCTAGAAAGCAACGGCATTGATGATGCTTTGTGGTGCCTACGTGCTGTAGATGGTTACGACAAGGAGAAGCGGCTGATGGCGGTTGCCTTTGCTCGGGAAGTGCAGCACCTGATGACGGACCGGCGTAGTATTGCTGCACTTGATGTAGCCGAACGGTTTGCTCATGGTGATGCTACTGTAGAAGAATTGAAGGCTGCTTATGATGCCGCTTGGGCTGCTACTAATGCTGCTACTTATGCTGCTTATGCTGCTACTAATGCTGCTACTAATGCTGCTGATGCTGCTGCTGATGCTGCTTATGCTGCTTATGCTGCTGCTGATGCTGCTACTAATGCTGCTGCTCGTATTGCTGCTTATGCTGCTACTAATGCTGCTCGTATTGCTGCTGCTCGTATTGCTGCTGCTCGTATTGCTGCTGCTGCTATGAAAGACAAGCAAGTAGAAATCTTCAAGAAATTTATGGTATGATTATTGAAGTAATATTAGCAACAACCTTGACAACATTTGTAATTGGTGATAAACTACCAACTACAAAAATCGTAGAAAGCACTTCTGAACACGTACTAGCAGGTCCATGTACAGATGCCGCTATAACAGAAATGAAAACAACCATCGAAAGGACTCGAATTGCAAAAATTATCAGAATCACTTGCAGAAATGTATGATACAATTACGACTATCATTAGTAGGTTGATACTACTGGTGATTGGTAATGCGGTCTTAATCCCATTGATTATTGTTTTGGCTAGTATTGCCGTAGTGTATGCAAATGCCAAGTTTTTATTAACCGGAAAGTTTCCTAAGAAGGGTCTATAATATGATTTCTGATGTTCAAAAATATGGCGCTTGCCTTTTTATTACAATGATGATGTGTGGGGCTTATGCACATTACAAAAACAACGAGGTAAAAGTCCCGACCATTGGTAAGCCAACCCCATCATTATGGACGCAGGCAGACCACGATGGGTTTATGAGTTCATGCTCTATACGAACCCTTAGCCGTGCTAGGTGCGAGTGTATGTACGGTGGTATGGTAAATAGTATTCCTTATGACGAAGCTGAACGGCTTGGTACTGGAAATGCATCACCTGCGGCTGCTGCAAAGGCAAATGAAATTATTGAGGCATGCTATAATGTTGGTCGATAATCATATCACCAAAGTCATCGAGGCGTTTGACGATGGTGTTCAACCAACCCGCGAAGATTTGTTAAAGATTCTTTCCGAAACCGAACAATTGATCTTCTTGAAATCTCAGTGTGCAATTATTACTAACGAGGAATGATATTATGAGCAAAATTTTAATCGAAGCTGTCGGCGACTACTCCCCAAGTTATCTAGGGAGCCAGTTTGTTCTTGATGGCACTTTGTATAACTACGTCAAGAAAACGAACACCTATGTCAACAGCAAGTTTCAAAGTCTTTATGAAGATAGCGATTTCGATTCTACTATTTTCGACGAGCCTTATCCCGAAGACTCTTTATTCGCAGAATCCAATATTCGTTAAAGTAGAATCGAAAGAGGTGGTGGATTGCTTGGCAAAGGTAATCTACCACGAAGCAAGGGGTACTGGTGAGCGCAGCATGGTCGCAGTAGGTCATGTTGTGCTTAACCGTACAAAGCACCCAAAGTTCCCTAGTGGTATTTGCCAAGTCATAAACCAACCCATGCAATTTTCTTGGGTTGGTTCTGGTGTTAGTATCACAGAATCATCACAATGGAAATTGGCTAACAAGGTAGCCATGCAAGTTCTATATGGGGTTGCCGATGTGACGAATGGTTCTACGCACTTTCATAGTTCTTTATTAGATGTTGATTGGTCGTCTAGCAAAATGGTAAAGACTGTCGCTATCGGTGGTCACCAGTTTTATAGGTTGGTCGGTAAATAGTTCCAAAACAAAGGAACTATTATGGCAGGAGTCGATACAAACCGCGCACGGTATGAAGCTAATAAAGCAACGCCAACAAAAAATTTCATAGATGGTATTCCTATGAAACCCATATTTGACGAAGCTGGTAATGTCATTGGGGTTGTTCCCGCCGATACTTTCGAAACAAACGAAACAACAAAGAAAAATACATTAGTAACTTCATCTGGCGCAAATGCTGCCACCACAGAATCAACCGAAAATAAGTTCGACCCTAAGCGACTAATAAATCAAACCCAAAAGAACAAAATCGAAACCTTAGAATTCCCTATAGGGTTGCGAAGCCGTGACAAAGTTCAATCTGGTCCATATATGGTCATCAAGGCTTATTCATATAAGCGTAGGATTGATTCTAAAGAACAAGACAAACCTTTGTACAGGATTTGTCTACCAATGCCCCCAAACATCATGCAGGGCTATTCGGCACATACAACAAACTTTTCTGGCTCATACCTTGTTGATAAAGCCATGAATGCATTTGACCAGTCCGAAAATGGAGGCATCAAAAGTGCTATGGCGGGTGCAGTTGTTGGCGCAGCAGGGGCTGGTGCGGCGTTTGCATTGTCTGCTGCACTTAATTCATATCTTGACAAAATGAAATCACAAACTTTGGCACAAGGTATTCACAATGTTGCATTTGGTGGAATTGGGGCCGAAACGAGAAATCAAATTTCTAGTGCCGCTGGCATAAGCATCAACCCACGGTACGAAACATCTTTCGATAGCATGGAGTTGCGTCGGCATAGCTTTCAATTCCCTTTGGTGCCAACTTCTCGGGAAGAAGCCGCCATTATCAACAAAATCATTAGACAACTTCGATACTCTATTCACCCCAGCGAATTGGTGGATGATCTTTTGTATGGCTACCCCGACAAGTTCGTCGTAGAATTCAATGACCATATGGGGAACCGGATTGACTCTATCCCCCACATCCCAGACTGTTTTATATCAGAATTCACGGTCAATAGTATGGCAGGTAGGATGCACGACAACGACCCAATATCTACCACACTGAACATCACGTTCACAGAGCAGCACACATTAACTCGTAGGTCATCGGTGATTGATTTGGACTAACTATGAAAAATTATTTTAAACCATTCCCACAAGCTACCTATAAGCTACCATCCGGGCTTACATTCACATCGGTGGATTTGTCCATTAGGTTTGCCCCTGTTGCAGCAATTGCCGAAAAGTACCTCACAACCTACAACTATCAGCTAAAAGACTTTGATAGACCAGATTCAATCGCACATCAATACTATGGTAGCGCCGATTACGCATGGTTGGTGTTAGTCTCGGGTGGTCTTTCGCACTACCTATCGGACTTCCCTTTGGACAATGAATCTTTAGATAACTACATTGTCGATAAGTACGGAATGTCTGTAGATGCTGCCAAAGCTGCTACAAAGCACTACGTAGATGCCGATGGGGACTTTGTAGATGCCGGTGGCACAGTTTCTATCTATGACTATGAATTTGAGCAAAATGAATCTCGTAGGTACATCAAACTTATCTCAAAAATCTACCTAGCAGACATTGCCAAAGAAATAGATGAATTCTTCCGTAACATCAAGCGAGTTCTATAATGGCAGAATTCTATGAAAGTGGTAACTATAAGCTACACGAATTGACCTTGGTTAACTACCGTGGTCAACCATTCGACCTTGCTGGGATTTTTAGCTACATCGAATTGTATGAGGACATTTTCTCCACAACTTTATCTGCAAAAATTGCCATAGAGGACGCAGTTGACCTTTTCCAAAATTTTCCTATCATTGGGAAAGAGAAGCTAATCATATCGTACTCTACTAGAGGGTTTGACGCTGTTCGTGTAGAACTAGATTGTTACTTAGTCCCTACTAGGACTCAGATAAAAGCGAAGCATCAATTCTACACAATGTCATTCATGTCGGCGGAGGGACTTACTAACCAGACTAAAATTGTTGCTAGGTCTTTGTCCGGGAACATTACCGACAATGTGGAATCTATCCTAAGAACTGAACTGGGTTCTGTCAAGGCTATTGATTCCGATAAGGCGGCTAATTCGATCACGTTCATACCACCTAGACAAGCCCCATTCGAGGCCATTAACACGATGCTAAACCGTGCAAAGGCGGTGACAAGTTCTACACATACCGACATTGTTCTGTATGAGACTGTAGACGGTTATAGCATCAAAAGTCTTAGCAACCTAGTGACGAAATCCCCTGAATGGGTTTATAAAGTTGGTAGGCTAAACCGGTCATCCGATAAAGCCCCAGTAGAAGATGAATTCCTAGTCCTTAATGACTTTCAGATAATTCAAGAGGCCGCACCAATTTCTTCTATCGCTTCTGGTGGCTATGGGGGCACCATTGGTGTCTACGACCCTATCACAAGGTCTTATACAGAATCTACATACGACTTGCTAGAGAACAAAGAGGACTTCAACTACTTAGGAGAACATCGCAAAATTCCTAACAATGACGCTATCCAAAAATCCGCAAAGTCTTCTGTGTTCAAGTATGTCGTTGCCGGGACTAAGGATGAAAGTTATCTACACAGGAATGCGAAGTTTGAGCAACTATTCAACACAGTAAAGATTGTTGCTGATGTTGCTGGTAACAGTAAACTTCGTGTAGGTCACATTGTCGAACTAGACTTCCCCTCAAACACCACAGCCGATATGGAAACATATACCCGCGAAAGGTTTCTAAAGGGTAAATATATTGTATCATCTTTGAAGCACTCTATGCGGTCCGGTCTTGGTGGCTATAGGACTGTCATGGAACTTTGCAAAGATTCTGTTGATACCCATGTGGATGATAGTGCCGATTTAATTGAAAGATTGACTGTTAAAAATGTCGTATAAGAATGTTAACACTTTAGGCCAACATGGATTCTTCTTCTTCTTCGGTGTTGTAGAAGATAGACAAGACCCTATGGGGATTGGTCGGGTTCGAGTGCGGTGCCACGGCCTACACAATCCATCTAAAGTAGATATTCCCACAGAGCACCTACCTTGGGCTTCTGTGGTCGTCCCAACAACCGAGAATGAATCGTCTATACCGGATTTGAAAATCGGCTGTAATGTGTTTGGATTTTTTGTAGATGGGGAAGAAATGCAGGTTCCCATGATTCTTGGTGTAGTGCCGGGGATTATAGCCTCTGTAGCCGATGGGAATGCCCCTGTGCTACCTAGCCCTACAAAGGCTAACGAAATCGGTTCTACAAGCCTTTCCGGGTGTTCTACAGGTATCAATAGGCCTACAAAAGTTGCAAAGAGTTCGCCTATCACAGGGATGCCAATTATCGGCAACGAACCTAGCGACCCATATGCTGCTACTTACCCATATAACCATACAAGACAATCCGAATCTGGTCATGTGATTGAACTAGACGATACACCCGATAAAGAACGAGTCCACATTTTTCACAGGGCTGGCAGCTTTGTCGAGATGCACCCAGATGGTACAGTAGTAATGAAGTCTATTGGGGATTCTTATGAGCTATCGGCAAAGGGTAAGAATATCTACGCCAAAGGGGATGTGAACATTGTCGCCGGAGGCACACTGAATATTTGGGCAGAAAGTAATGTGAATATTACCCCTAATGACACAGTTGTAATTACAGGGGATTTGAAAGTTACTGGTGAAGTTACCGTTGATGGTAATGTGCTGTCGAAATCCGATGTACGGACACAAACCGTATCACTTAACCTACATAAACACCAAGGGGCGCACGGTATCACAACCGAGCCAATTCCGACATGGCAATAGGACTACCACAAGGTCCGGTCAACCAAACCAGACCAATCCATCAAGATAAGCAATCGCCAATATCTGATATGACTGTTGTAAGTACACAACAAGATTGGCAGAACACTCAACCTTGGTTCAATAAGTATTGGAGGGCATTAGCGGCTAATACTTACATCGTTATTTGCTGCACAGACTTTATAATTTTCCCAATTTTATGGAATGCTGCGCAAATATACACCAAAGGGTCATTGACTGTTTGGCAACCAATGACCCTTTCTGGTGGAGGGTTGTTTCACCTAGCCTTTGGAGCTATCCTCGGTGTGTCTGCATTCGGTAGAACCAAGGAAAACTTGTCTAGGATGGGTTAATCTTCGTCGCTATCAGAATTCCAAAAACTTTTCGCAATTTGGTTGTCGATCACTGTGCAGCACTGTTCGATAAATTCCATCTTTTTGGCATCGTCAAGTTCGCCTTCCGCATCCAAAGTTTCTAGGAAGTTCGATAGGAAGATTGTATCAACGCCTAGTAACTGTTCTTTAATTGCCTTGTAGGTTGACATGTCAACCCGGTTTAGAGCAAAAGCAATGGCGATGATTGTTGAGTTTGGCAAGACATAGCCACGGGCTTGGTATTTCTTTGTGCGAATCAATGCACACAATGGGTATCGACTATTGTTGGAATATCGCAACACTCGCTTTGCAATATCCGTCAAAAAGTTTTCAGCAAGTACAAATGATTCGGTTTGGAAGTCATAGCAGCCTTGTACGATTGTGAAGTCGAACGTGTTTAGGATTTCTTCTGGTGTTCCGTAGAATCGGGTAATAAGCTGAACTTCGTACTTATTCTTTCCAGACACTCGCTTGTATGTTAGTGCGTTGTCAGATTTGTAAACTGGTTTACCAAATACTGATTCCACATAGGCAATAGCATCTTCAAGTTTCGTTTCATCACGAAGGTAGAAATCTAAGTCGTTGATGCTACGACCACTGTAGATGGAATTGATTGTGCCGCCAGCAAGCATCAATCCAAGTTCTGCAAATTTTTTATAGCGACCAAAAGATTCCTTTACTCCAAAGAATTCGTCAACTGCACTACGCACTTTGTATCGGTTTGCGTTATCGACACCTTTGTACATTTCGAGGTTCTTTGCAATCTCTGCAAAAGATTTCGTTGGCGGCGTTTTAGTTACTTCCACTGGGTTAGTTACGAGGTTGTCTAAAATTTCATTAAGTGTTGTCATGGTTGGTCCTTTGTTAAAATTGAATTATATCACGGTTTTGGTTAGCTGCAAAAATTTCTTGAATCGTTATTTTAGAAAGGGAATCATTCTTTAACTCCGAAGTGTTGGTCAATCAAATCGCCAACTGGTGCTATCCAGTATTCGTCATTTTCTGCACGATTTGCAATAGCCGCACACTCTTTAATAATCAACTCGGCGAACTTCCTATATTGGAAATTATCGTAGTGAACTCCGTGTAGAAATTCAAACCTTGCTCCCGCCTGAACCATAAGTTCGTCAATTCGGTTGTTCATTCTTTAGTTCTCGAATTTTGATGTTAGCCGCTTCAAGTTCCGAAAGCAAGCTATCAACCATAGCTTTCTGGGTCTGGAACCTGCGCTCATAAGCCAGTAATTGTAGCTTATATTCAGCTTCAATTTTAGTAAAATCAATTTCATTTGTCATATTATTCAGTCAATTCTGTTTCGACAACATAGATTTCTTCTTTCAACCATCTCATATGGTTTTCTACGGCTTCTTTAGTCCAGCCATATTTTAGCATATTTGCAATTTTATCCTTCTGATACTGATCATCTAGGTACTTCGCATGGTTGATAGCAGCAGATTCTTCTTTAAATGCTTTGACTACATGATAACCCAAGTCAACATTTTCACAAACAAGGTAAATTTTTGTCATAGGTAATCCTTTAGTTTTCTGATTTCTGCTGCATACTGAATATGGTGCCCTTCATCATCGACAAACCCATGCTCAAGTGTGTCAGCCGCCTCCTCCAACAAATCGCGCCGGAACTGCAGCATTTGGGCTTTGGTGTAAATAGGTTCTCTTAGGCAGCAGCAATGTGCTGGCTCAGGTAGTTTTATCATTGGTTTCCTTTAGTAGTGCGCGGATGGCTTTGCCTGCACGTTGCCCATAAATTTTTACACCAGTTGGCGTGTGGGTATCACAGATAGTCGTTTGTGCGACCTTCGCTGCTTCCTCCAAAGCATCGCGCCGGAATTGCAGCATCTGCTCTTCGGTGAAAAGTTTTGTTCCTGTAGGTGCAGAATCCCATGAAAGTTGCACTGTTTTATAGGAAAACCCTTCTTTCTCGTCTAACTCTTCCGAAACTTCAGAGAGTGGTTCAGGTAGTTTAATCATAATTTTTCCTCTTTGAGTTTAAGTAACTTAATTATAACACTGATTTACTGAATCGCGACGTATCATACGGTTAATTTATAAAATTATTCAAATCTTCTTCTAGCGACTTTTCATATTCGACCGATTGAACGAAATAATACAGATTCAGAGCATCCGTAGTTAAATCGTGATCAACCGTATCTTTGAAAGTAAAAGATTTCTTTGTCTGCTTATTAGTGAACTTCACACCGCGATAGTTGATTCCATTTGAAATCTCAATATCAAAGTTGTCTACCCCAACCGTTGCAATGTGCTTTGCAGCAATCAAATAGGTATCGTCTTCCCCACGAACCTTCTTCTCATATGTTGTATTTTCTTTTCCAAGAAAAAAGTCGAAAGGTGCGAATCCGGTTTCTACGCTATAAAGAGCATTCCAATATTCTGCTAACTCATCTGTCGCAAATTCGACTCCAAACTTCTTAGATTCATTTTCGGGAAGTTTCAAGCAATGGTATGCGGCGTAGTGTCCACATTTTGTACCTCCCCGACGAGAATCCCAATTAGTCGGCCCCCAGAATACTTCATCAACTTCATCTAGGGTTTCAAGAATTGCGGTGTTACCTTTACGTTTCATAATTTATCCTTTAACAACAGAGCGAATTGCAACGAGGTACTCAGCACCGTAATAAATCATTGAGTGCTCAAGTCTAGGCATAAAGATAACTGTAGAGTGCTTATCTAGTCTACAAGTCATCTTTTCCTTGTCTGAATTATACCATGAAAATTGCGGACGCTTATCAGAATATGAATCAATTTTGTTGATTAAATCCACAACGTACATCTGGAAGAATACGTCCCTATCCACATCATCCGTATGCTCGTCAATAGAGGCTCTATGCCATTGAAACTCAATCCTACCCTTACCCACTTCAGCACCACTAGGAGGACTTGCAATGGGCTTTAGGTTAGCAGTAGTTTGATTCAGCAATAACGCAGCATCCATAGCTTTAGTCAAGTTAGGATAATCAGTTGCTTTGACTGGATAGTTCTCGAAGCAATCCTTGTTCATCTTACCTTTAGTGAACAGAGATTTGATTGGTTCGAGTTTCATTTTAGGAACATAATCTTACTTCAACCCAAACTTATCCATAATCTTCCAAGAAATGTGGATTCCGTCTTTGCACTGCCAGTTCTGGTCCGCTTTGTCTTGCTCAATTGCGATGAGAGATAGAATGGTTTGTGCAGTGAGTCGAACCAATTCTTTTTGGTCTACTTTATATCCCACAAACTCTGGCTGACCATCGAACGGGCTAATTTCAAATAATTCTACTTCTGCTTCCGAGATAAGGCTATCAATTGTTTGTGTCATTTTTAATCTCCGGTGTAGACCATATCAGCTTCGTCTTTTCGACCGTCATTGTAGCCTTCACTGTACGCACGGTCAACTACTGTACGAGAAAAGGTTACCCATTTATTAAACTCGGCAAACGACCAGTGACCGGTCTTTACAAATTCGTATGCTTGGTTTGGTGATTCAATCAATTCAGTTTTCATAATTATTACTCTTTGATGATAGGGACACAATAACTGCGGGGGTTGTGGAATACCGACGTATCTTTATCGACCTTTTCAATACACGCTGCTCTTGTTGGGTGCACCTCTACGAACTGTGGCACACAAGCCCTCTGACAAATCATGATAATAAGCGCCCAAGTCATAATAGTCCTTTGAAGTTTAGATGTGCGTATTGTAGCACAGCTTTACCCGATGTAAGTCAAGTCGTCTGGTGAGTAAAAAGATATTGCTGTATTTGTCGTAACTATCATTGTGTTGATTTCCCACCCGGCTTTAGGTACGTCAATAAGTCGCACGATGTAGTGAAACCGATTGTTCCTATCCATAACCAAAGCACCCTGCTTGATTTGGTCAACGCCTAATTGTACATTCGCAAATTGAAGTTGTGGGAGATAGACCAATGTGCCTAACGGATAGTGAATTTCGCAGCAATCGGTGCCAACTTCAACAACAGCAATCCACTTTTGAATGTCCAAAAATACATGGGTGACCCGACCAACTGTCCCTGATGGGACCAAT